AGAGCATCCGTTAAGCATATATACGATATTGCTTTAACATTAAAAGAGAACGGATATAATTCGAAAATTTTAGTAGAAGATGAAAAATATACTGGAATTGAAAGTTGGTTAGGAGATACTTACAAACAATTAGATGTGATATCTATCAAAGTTGATAAACCTGAATTGAAAATTGATGATACAATTGTTGTACCCGAATATTTTTCGAATGTGTTACCACAGTTATCGAATATGAAATGTATTAAAGTTTTATTAGTACAACAAATTGAGTATATGTATGAAACATTACCGATTGGTAGTAGATTCAGTGATTATGGTTTTGATAAAATCATCACAACTTCAGAATCGGCAAAAAAATATTTAAATCAGATTTTTCCAGAATCTTTGGTGTTTATAATTCCTCCAATTATTAGTGATAATTTTAAACCAATAACTTTGCCACTTAAACCATTCGTGGCAATCAATTGTAGAGATCGTGTAGTCCATAGAAAATTAATTTCTGAATTTTATTTAAAATACCCACAACTCAGATGGATTACGTTTAGAGATATGATACAGATGAGTTATGAAGATTTTGCTCATAATTTGAAAGAATGTATGGTTGCTCTTTGGGTTGACAACGAATCAACCTTTGGTACGTTCCCTTTAGAATGTATGAAATGTAATGTTCCTGTTGTAGGTAAAATACCAAATACTGAACCAGATTGGTTAAGTGAAAATGGTATATGGACATATGATATAAATAAATTAGTTGATAATTTAGCAAATTATATTCTTGCTTTTATTGATGGGGTTGAGTTAACCGATGAGGTTATTCAAAAAATGAAAGATACATTATTACCATATGATACATCAATTACCAAGAAAAATATTGTTTCAATTTTTATGTCATTAATTAATAAAAGAGTAGATGCAGTTCAAAAAGCATTAGAAAATTTAAAACAAGAAGAAGTTATATGAGTGAAAAAAATATCACAATAATCGTACCCGTACACAAGGTAGACGGAGATTATAAATTAATGTTGAAAAATGCTATTACATCAATTGAAGATTTTCATAATGATGTAAAAGTAATGATTGTATGTCCACCAGCTTTGGCAAAAAAATTCAATAAGTTATCTGAAAAATTAACCATTGACGTTGTAGTTAACAATTTTAAAACAGACTTTTGTTCACAAATTAATGTAGGTATTGATCAATGTGATACTGAGTGGTTTAGCATTTTAGAAGTTGATGATGAATTTAGACCAGTTTGGTTAAAATCAATGAACGAATATGTTAATACATTCACAGATGTTGATGTTTTTTTACCTATTGTTAAAGATGTAAATGTTGATGGTAAACTTCTATCATTTATGAACGAATCGGCTTGGGCTTACGGATTTACAGACATACAAGGATTTATAGATAATGAAGTATTATTGGAATTTCAAAATTATCAAACAAGCGGTGGATTATTCAAAACTAAAGTTATTCAAGATAATGGTAAGTTAAAAGAGAACATTAAACTTACATTTACATATGAATTATTATTAAGATTAACACATAATGGTGTTAGAATTATGACAGTTCCAAAAATTGGATATCAACATGTTAATCTTAGAGAAGACTCATTATTTTGGTCATATAAAAATAATGACGATTTAAAATTAAGCCAAGACGAGGTTAAATTTTGGTTAGATACGGCAAAAAAAGAGTTTTTTTTCAAAAATAAACGAGATATAAATTATGTAGCGTCTTAATGCCAAGAAAAAGAACCCAAAAAATATATTTTGGGGAGGATCAAGAAAAAGCAGTAGTAAGATTTTTACAATCTGAATCTGAGGATGAGAGAAACAAGATATTCAACGAATATTTACGAGAACCCCTAATTATAATGACCGAAAGTATTATCCGTCGTTATAAGCTATATAGAAAAGGAATGACTTTTGAGGAAACTCATACAGATACAATGTCGTTTCTAATTACAAAAGTGGCTAAATTTGAGCCAGAACAAAACAAAAAAGCTTATTCATATTTCGGAACTATCTGTAAGAATTATCTTATGGGTGCCATTCAGAAAGATAATAAGGAACAAAATAGAAGTGTATCATATGATGACATATCATCTGATATTGAAGATAGACCGGATTTATCATATGTTATAGATGAATATGTTGTTGATTATAGAGATGTTATAATAAAATTAACCATTTCACTTGAAGAGTTTATTGAAAAAGAAAATTTAGATGAAAACGAGAAAAAGTTAGGTTACGCTTTACTTGAAATCTTTAGTAATTTTGAAAAAATATTTGAAATTGGTACAGGGAATAAATTCAACAAAAATCTCATTTTGCTCTCATTAAGAGAGATGACATCGCTGTCAACCAAAGAAATACGTATTTCTTTGAAGAAGTTCAAAAAAATATATAGCGGAATTTTAAATGGGTTTTTAGAATAAAGTATTTATATATATGAGATCGACTAAAAACAACATAACATTAGATGTTGAATCTGCATTAGCATTAATGCAAGAAATCTATAATGACGTGGTTGAAAATAGAAATACAGCCTCAACTATCTTAAGAAAAATGATGAGTTTTATGAAAGATGCTGAGGATATGAGTACTATTGGTCCCGTTATTAAGGAACAACAGAAAATTCTTAATGATTGTACTGAAAAGAAAATATCATTAGTTAAATTACAAGGGGTTTTATTAAAACAAACACAAGGATCTGGTGGTGGAGGACAAATGGGTAAATTAACATTATCTGATGAAGATAGAGCTATCTTAGATAAATTAGTTAATGATGGTAGTAATAAAAGTGATAATTACGAATTATAATGCCAACTCAGAACGAACAACAAAACAATATTTTATCACAAATAGAAGTTATTAATCAGTTTAATGACTTTTCTACTATTCAATCATCATCTTCCGCCAATTCATTTTTGAAAGATTTACAATCAAAAAATCCATTTTCAGGAAAAAAAATTGGTAATTATCAAGATAATATTAATAAAGCGGTTAAAGATACTACAGATGATTTATTTAAACAAATTACTGATATTGCAAACACTTTTATTTCATCATCAACTGCAATCAATAACAGTAATGCAGTTTCAGCTGTAAAAAACTCATCTGTTAATAGTAAAACAGTTTCAGGAGGTACACAAACTAAATTATTTTCTGTAACTAAATTACAACAATATGCTCACCAAGCATTAGATACTACAATGAAAGCAGCACCAACAATCGTTATGAACGATATTAAGTCTTCATTGTTTTCAAATGATGGTATATGTGGTACTAATTCATCTATAATGGTTGATAGTCTTAATATCAAACCATCTGAAATTGATTTTTTTAATATTTTACAAATTGATCCAACAACTGCTACAGGTCAAATAATGTATGAACCGCAAACACCATCTACTGGTAGAATTAAATTTGATAGAAAATTATATTCAACATTCACAACTCCTCAATATGATTTTTATGGTTTAAGTAAAAAGAAATTATTCACCTTAACTTGGGAATCAGGTAATCAATGGTGGAATGTCTCAGGTTTAACACAAGGTTTATCGGGTTGGACTAATAGTAATATTGTTACAGGTCAAACTGTTTATTTCAATGAATTTTTCAATGATTATTATTCTAGTATTGAATACCCCAAATTAGATGATGTATTAAAAAAAGCATTACTATTAACATTACAATCGGACAATTCAGCAACTCAAGCTTTTAGTGGATCATTGAATGATTTAAATAGGTTATTAAATAAACTATTTGGAGTATGTAATTCCTCAAATGATCCCACTTCTTTGGTGAATCAAACACCATCAAATTTGTTTAATGAAAATGATCAGAATACTGATTCATATTTCAATTTTGATGATGTAGAAGGAATAAATTTAGATGAGGAAGATGCAAGGATTAGGAAGGTTTTAAGATTTATAGATTGTAATAATTTTGAAATCCCAATTAACACAACTGTTAATCAAGATTTTTCTTATTTAGTCAATAGAAAACCAATAACTAATGCAATTAATGAAACTATTGAAAAAACCGCAATATTCGCACAAGCACAATCTGATAGTTCAATTCCAAAAGAAAATTTCCAAATAAATTTATTAAATAATTATATTTTAAATCTACCGAGAGCAATGATTGGTTCTATATTAGGACCAAAAATGTTTTTTCCATTGGTTGTCGTTTATAAAATATATGTTGCTGGTGTCGAAACTTTTTTAACAACAAAAGATTTGATGCAAAAATTGTCCAAATTATATAATCAAATAATCAAAGATTTATTTTGGAAATTTTTAACTGAATTTTGGAAATTAATTAAAAGAGATTTATTAAAATTATTGTCACAAGTTGTTGCTTCAATTTTGACAAATAAAAATAAAAGATATCTTTTAATTATTACTAGTTTACTAGCTCTTCTTAAAAAAATTCTACAAACTAATTTGAATAATTGTGATGCATATTTTGGTACAATAATTTCTACAATAACATTAGCATTAAATGGAAGTCTTCCTTTCCCAAGTGTACCAGGATTTTCACTAAGTATTGCTGGTCTTTCACCAGGATATAGTCAAGATAGGGCACTTATGAATATTGTAGGTAAATTGAATAAAAATGGTGTAAATACAGGACCAATTTATGGTGAAGCGAATGATCTAATACCGATGATAAAAGGTATAATTGATGGTCATACTGAAGAACATGACACAAATGGTTTTGTTAGAGTAGGTAATCAACTAACAGTATTGGCCAGTCCTTCAGGTCCAATTGTTATTCCACCAGGAATATTAACCGCCACAGGTAAAATCTTCTAATATGGAAAAAGAAAAATTATTGAAGATAATTAAAAATATTGAGGATACACCCAATAAAGATTTGAATGAAGCCGCTTTAGAACTTTATGGTGAATTCAACAAGACAAAAGAACTAATAATTGATTTAACAAGACATTTAGATAGTTTGGAAGTTTCATATAATAATGTTAATGAAGAATTAAAAAAAAGATATAATAGATAATGAAAATTATAGATATTGGTCAGGTTATTGATAATATAGATCCAAAAGGCATTGGTCGAATTCGTGCATCTCGTTACAATGAAAAAATGGGTGTCACTGAAAATGCTATTCCATATGAAAAATGGAGTAAACAAGATCCTTTTGTTTGTATACCATTTTTACCAACCAATATCAATTTTATTCCTGAAATTGGTCAATCTGTTAAAATTATTAATTATGATACAACTAAAAACACCGTAAATAAAGAATACATTGCAGGTCCTTTTAGTACATCATATGACTTTAATAGTCAAACTTGGTCTCATCAGGTAGAAAATACCACATATGGTTCAACTACCCAAGACAGTAAGGATGTATTCAATCAAACGGGTGAATATATAAAATCCGAATCAGACGGTGCGTTAGCTCAAAGTAGTGATTTCGGCATTTATGGAAAATATGGTTCAGATGTTATTTTTACTGAAAATGGAATTGTTTTAAGAGGAGGTAAATTAATAGCTAAGGAAGGTGCAAACTCATCTGAAAGATTGGATCTTCTTTCATATCCATTAATGAGTGATAAAATTTCCAAAATTTCATTAAAAAAATTTCCTCATGAATTATATTTGGTACCTCAAAGTGTCACAACAACTAAAACAGAATCTAAATTACTTTCATATATTGTTGAATATCAAATTGATAATTTAACAAATCCTACATTGATAAGTTATTATGTTTATAAAATAAATAAAAATTCTGCCACTTCAGACTACGAAACCAATCAATTTAATCAATATACTCCTATTGATTTATCAATGATGACATTGTTAAATACGGATAATACTACTGGATTTACAGCAACTCCTACGTTTTCATCAAATGTTGTAACACCAAATGGTTTAGATCCTATTACCCAAACTTATATTGATATAAGAGATACCCTTTATATTTTAGCAACAAACGGTATTAAAAATACTATTGAAAATTTAAGATTATCAGGTGTTTTACATATTGATGATACCAAATTTTCTCAATATCCTTCTGATGATACACATCCGTTATATTTTAGACCCAGTAATATATTTTTGAATTTAACACCTACAAGTACGGGAAATACTGTAAATAAACTCAATATCTTGAATAATGTTAATGTATTTGGATCAGGACCTCAATTTGGGTTATTGTATTCTTCAACAAGTGTAGTTCCACCCGTAACAACACAAACTAAAACACAAAATTTACCTGTTTCGAACCCAAATTCAAATGAACAAACATTTGCAGCGGTTACATCAGATAAAATTTATTTCCTTTCTACAAATACTAATGAAACTAATTTAAATGTAAATTTTGATAACTTAGACACTTATGAATATACTCAGGATGATTATATTCAAAATATTGATCCCAATACGTATTCTACTGTAAGAGGTGAAAATTTGGTTTTATTAATCCGATCAATGATTAAAGTTTTATTTAATCATCAACATAATTTAACTAAACCCATGGTCAAAGTTGGGTATAATGAATATGATCAATTAGTAAACTTATTATCTACAATTGAAAATGATATCTTAAATAAATCAATTAGAATAAACTAATTGATATTTATAAAGAAAAAGAGATGTCATATTATCGTTCATATTTCCTTAAAAATAATACGATTATTAGTAATACCTTAACTAATACTGCTAAAAATGCTGCCACAAATATATTTTATGGATTAAATTATTCAAGATATTTGTTTCAAGTGGATTTTTCTAATTTACAAAATTTAGTTAATAGTGGAACCTATATTATAGATAATAATACTACTCATACATTAAACATTAAAAACACCATTTTTGGCGACGAAAGTTTAATAAATGAACCAACTGGTAGTGGTATGAATAGATCAACTTCATTTGATTTAATTTTATTTAAAATCCCACAATATTGGGACGAAGGTGTTGGTCTAGATTATATTATAAATCCTAATACTCTATTACCTCCTTCCCCTGAAGGGTCACCTATCGATTACGATTTTAATCCATTAACAACTAAAGATTATACATATAGTGTAGCCGCGTCAAACTGGTATAACGCCACGACTCTAAGTGGTTGGACAAATCAAGGAGTTTATGCACTACCTGATGTTTTATCAACTATACATTTTGATAACGGAAATGAAGATATTACTGTTGATATAACAGATTATGTTAATTCTGTTATAACAGGTGGAACAACAGACTACGGATTAGGTATCGCTTTTCAATCTTCTTATGAAGAAACAGTATTGAGTAATCAACAATCTGTGGCTTTTTTCAGTAAGTATACTCAAACTTTTTATGAACCATACGTTGAAAGTTTTTTCCAAGATATTATCACAGATGATAGATCTAATTTCATTGCTGGAGTAGAACAAAATCTTTATTTATACGTAACTAAAGGAACAAATTATTATAATTTGGATACCCCACCAGTAGTGGATATCACCGATTCAAATGGTAATGTAATTGCAGGTTTAAGTAATTTACAATCTGTTTTGGTAAGAAAAGGAGTATATAAAATAACTTTTGGTATGACGGGTATGGTTTGTGATGGTAGAAGATTTTATTTAGATGTTTGGAAAAATCTAACCATATCAGGAATGACGGTTCCTAACGTAACCCAAAAATTTATACCTAATCAATATAATTCAATGTTTTCAATTGGAGGTGATTCCGATGAATTTCAAAGATATGCAGTTCAATTCTACGGTATCAAACAAAATGAAAAAATTGATCAAGTTGATGTTAGAAAAATTGTAGTTAGATTCAGATCTATAGATGTTTCTCAAACCGATTTATTCCAAAATGTTTATTATAAGATTTATATTCAGGAAGGAAGTAATACGAGTGTAATTGTACATGATTGGACGCCTTTAGATAGGACAAATAATCAAAATTGTTTCTTTTTAAACACTACTTATTTAATTCCAAGAATTTATTACATGGAAATTAAAGCCGAAATAAACGGAGAAATAATTTTTTATAAAAATGTGATACAATTTGAAGTCGTATCAATAGATTAAAAATATTTATTATTATGGGACAATTAATTAAAATTACCGAGGAACAACTTAGAAATATAATCAAAACTATGATTCAAGAAAATGAAGAATTACAAGAATCTTGTTGGGAAGGTTATAAACAAGTTGGTAGTAAAATGAAGAATGGAAAAAAAGTACCGAATTGTGTACCTGTAAATGAAGCAAGTAGTCCTGCTCAACAAGCGGCGATTGCTATTAATATGAAGAAAAAGGGTATCAAACCTAAAAATGTATCAGAGAAAGAAATGTATGAATCTATGGAAATAGATGAAAGTAAAAATACGCCGACAAATCCAAAATTATGGGCGTCATCTTTAGCTTGGGCAAGGTCAAGATATGATGTTTGTCCAAGTGCGTATTGTAACGGTGCTGCGGCAAAACACTATAAATCAAAAGGTGGTGGATGGAGAAAATCTAAAAAATAACATCATATTTAATTGTTTATCCGTATATTTATATAATGGATAAACAATTAAAAATGAAGATTATAGTTTCCAAACAAGATAAAGAATATATTGAAGAATCGATTAAATCTGGTGAAGTAGTAAAAGAGGATTTAAGAAGATGGTTCAAGGAAAAATGGGTAGATGTTAGTAAAAAAGTTAATGGGAAACACCCTCCTTGTGGACGAAAAGATGCGAATGGTAAATCCTACCCTAAATGCAGACCTTCAAAAAAAATATCAAAAGAAACTCCCAAAGTGGTTTCCTCATATGATAAAAAAGAAAAACAAGCTATGACTGCTCAAAAAAGAAGAGCCGAAAAAAAACACCCAAAAGTAGGAAAGGGTAATAAACCAACAATGACACATTATAACGAAAATGATAATATTATGGAACAAACTATCAAATTAACTAAAGCTCAAATTCTTGAAGCAATTAATTCAGTGAATGAAGTCGAAATAACACAAATACCAAAAAATATCGTTTATGAAGATGAAATAGGATCAGTACAATCCACTTATTTCATTGCCGAAGATGATTTACTTAATGAAGCTGAATATCACGGTAAGAAAGTTCAATTGGGTAAAATTATGCAAGGTGACATTAAAAAATTTAAAGTTTATGTCAAAAACGAAAGCGGTAAAGTTGTTAAAGTGAACTTCGGTTTTGGGGGTAAATCTGCTCACGGTAAAAGAATGGTTATTAAGAAAAATAATCCCGAGAGAAGAAAATCCTTTAGAGCTCGTATGAAATGTGACAATCCAGGTCCTCGTTGGAAACCTCGTTATTGGGCTTGTAGAACTTGGTAATCAAATTAATTTTTGGCTCGCAATATAATATACTCTATCTGACGCATATAAGCCTTTAGGGTGAGCTTGTTTCTTTTCCACTAACTTACCCATCTGTATCAAATGTACGTGATTTTTGAGGTCTATACCCACTAAATAACGTCCTTCCCACTTTTCATAGATGGTATCTCTAACATATTTACCATCATCATCCAATTTAAGATATTTTATTATCTCATCTTTTTTTGCTTTACAAGTAATGCCCCTTTCATCAATTAATTTGATGAGGACATCTAATCTTAATTTACTGTAATCTATTTCACCCATAAAACAAATATATAAATTTTTTTTTAAAATATTTTTTTTTTAGAAAAAAAGTTCTTATATTTAAGAAAAATTAATTTATGAAACATTGTAATGATTTTAGTAAAGATTTAGTTTTCGGAAACGAAGGTGAAAAAGAAGTAGCCGAAAAGATTTTTGAAAAACCTGTAAACTCAATTGAGGTGAAAAAGGATAAAGTTGCCAACGCAACAGGTAATATTTTTTTAGAATACGAAAGTAGGGGTAAATTGAGCGGTATTATGAAAACTGAGGCAGATGTAATATTCTATGCAATTGACGAATTTCCTGGTGGTATCTATTTGTACGCTGACGGTGCAAGAGAAATTATCGAACATTATAAACCAACTTTAACACGAGAAGGTGGAGATAACGATACAAGCAAAGGAATTTTGATTAACATAACCAAATTATTCACTACAAATTTGCGAAGATTAAATATTATTAAAAATCGATCTAAAGCTGTAGAAACAGTATAAAACAAAAAACCCCCGATTTCTCGAGGGTTTTTTTTTATGATACCAATTAAGATTATCTTAATGTATTCAAATCGAACACTTGGATACCTTGTACATTAATCACACCAAAGTAACGGTTGTTTACCATTTTCTTCGCGTAACGAGTCATGATACCTTTGATTGGTGTCATTGTAAATGGATTGTACATTGTTGGAGTTAATTGTAAAGGTACATATGGAGCGTAGATATAACCTGCGTCTAATAATGACTTACCTTTGTGTCCAATCAAAATTCTGTTTGGAGGGAAGTAAGGGTCACGATAAACTTGGTAACGACCACCTAAAGTACCGATTTTTTCAATACCCATGTTGTATTGATCTTGCTCAGGTTGAGCATTTGAAACGTGGAAATATTCTAAGTCATCGAATACTGCAGAAACTTCTGAAGAAACAACTACCCAGTTTGCACCACCTCTCAAGGTTGTTTTATGGATTTGAGCTGAAATTTGGTTGATTTTTGTAACCAATGTTTGGTTCCAGTCTTTTTGTGTATATGACTGTAACGTGTTACCATTGTTTCCACCATATTTCCATCCGTTGTAGTCCCACTTAGCAGTCCAAGCAGCACCTTTTCTAAGGTCACGTAAAATTTCACGGTCAACCTCAGCAGCGATTTGCTCAGATAATAAAGCTGTTAATTCAGCTTCAGCATCGATGTTATGGAACGCACTAACGTCTTGAGCCAATTCAGGAGACCATGTAGCTCTTAATTTTCTTTCAGTTACAGAAACTGTTACTGATTGTAAATCAAAAGAAACCTCACCAATTTGATCTTCGAATTCTAAAGTATCATAAGTTCTGAAACTTAATGAAACACTTGATAACGCAAAACTACTTGGTAAAGCAGTTGTAGTGAAACCTGATAATGGAGAATATCCTTGTAAGTCAATTTGAACATACATTGAACCAACTTGGTCAACGTAGTCGTTATACGTACCTGTAGGGAAGCTATTGTTTACAGTAGCTTTTTGACCGTACTCAACAATACCTTTACCGTATTTTTGAGTTACAATGTTAAAAGGAACTGCAACTGCACCGCTACCAAAGTTAACGTTAACTGTTGTTGAAGCCAAAAACTCTTCAGTATCCATCACCATACCGTTTGGTCCAATCAATTGACCTTCAGCAGTTGTAGAGAAACCTGTGAACTGACCGATAAGGTAAGAAGGAGTTGAAGTACCAGTGATTGTTGTGATATCTACAGTTGTACCAGAACCGTTGCTGAAAGCAATGATTGCACCTGGATTCAAAGTAGTTGAAGTGTATTGACCTTTAGAGTAATCAAACAAACCAGTGTTAGGATCGTCACCAGCACCACTCTCGTAAAAACGATCGTATAAGTTTCTTGGATCAGTATATCCTTCTTCAGGAGTTGTTGAGTTACTTGGATATCCATAAGGATCCCAATGCGCGCCACTATTCTTTCTATCCTGAATTTTAGGAATGAAGTAGAATAATTTACCGATAGGTAAGTTCATAGCTTGTACAGACACGATGTCGTTAGCTAATAATTTAGAGAACACACGACGAATGATAGGGAAAACCACAGTCTCGAAAGAACCAGATGAGTCAGACACAGCTGCCTCATTGATTAAATAAGATGCTTGGTTTTCGTATAATTGTGCGATGTTATCTTTTTGGTGACCGTCAAGACCTTCTAAAAAGCCTAAATCGTCCCATTTTTTAATGGTATCTTCTTTGATAACTCTCAAGTGTTTTAACCCGATGTTACCAACCATACCTGAATCTAATAATGCTCCCATTTTGTTGTATTGTTTTTGTTTTTATTATTTTATTTTTGACATCAAATCTTTCATTCTTTTGAATTGTGGATTTTCATAAGCTTTAGCTTCTGAAAGCACTTCAGTAGATGACGATTGTGGAGTCGCAGAGATTTTACTTATAACTGATTCGGTAACTGTAGTTTTTGTACCTAATTCAGTTTTTATTGTGTTATACAAACCTTTAGATTCGTTTAACGTAGAAGCTGAATCAAATCTCTTAAGAATATTCATCTTCTCTTGTTTTGTTGTTGAATGTTCAGTGAATAAACGAGTTGCATAAGCAAGATTCGCATTAAACACAGCTACTTCATTTAATTTTTCTTTGAAAAGAACTAAAGCTTTTTTATACTCAGCATTTTGTTTCTTTAAAGTTTCAACTTGTCCTTTTAATTCAGACTCGTTCATTTCTTCTCTTTTGTTTCCTGCGTAAGCAACTTTTTTACTTTTTAAACCACCGTGATATCCGTGACCAAGAGTACGTGAATTTTCATCCATATCTTGTTCTTTTGATTCCTTTGGTTCAGTTTTGTGACCACCTTTCAATACATCACCTTTTTTGGCTTTTGTAAAAGGTTCATCGTCACCAACCTTACCTGCGTGAGGAGCTGGATCGGCGTGTTTTTTATCTTCTTTGAATCCACTGGATTGTTTTTTGTATTTGAATTCATCAGGATGGTTACCCTTAGCTCCTGCGTATTCTTCTTCATCCATTTCGATTTCGTACATTGACTCTTCTTCACCCATATCACCATTGGTTTGGAAATTTCCTTCCATTGGCGCCATAGAATCAGTAGAACCCTCCCAATTTTCGTCAGCTTCCATTTCTGGTTCAGCTTCTTCGTCATCTAATTTGATGATATACTCATCCTCACCATCTTCAAATTCTAAATTTCCACCGTCTTTTTTAACTACAATACCATCTTTAGGTTTCATAGCTTTGAAAACTTTAAGAACTTCATCATCAGAAGCGTGAGTCATATCCATAGTATCGTGATCTTCTTCGTGACCAGCATCATCAAGATCATCCATATCGGAATCACCTTCTTCTTCTGAATCAGAATCTAAATCATCAATACCTTTTGATGGTTCATTATCGAGGTCTTCTTCATCATTTTCAGCATCATCGTCGGCGCTAGCTTCTTCGTCTTCGCCTTCTTCGTCTGACATATCATCTTTTTCCTCTTCTTCAGGAGCTTTCTCTTCTGGTTGTTCTTCCATTGGAGTCTCTTCCTCTTCTTCCATTGATTCTTTAAGCAAGTCGCTTAGTTCTTGTTTCATAGTTGAAGCAAGTATACCTTTTGCATTTTGCTTAACAGCTTCTTCAAGGTTTTGTACTTGAAGTAACGCTTGTTCTAAAATTGATTTTTCACTCATTGTAAAAATTTTGTTTTGTTATCTTATAAATACTATGAAAATTATAAAAAATTAGTTTCTTTATATTTGTATCGTTAAAAAACCCCTTATTTTGCTAAAAAACTGTTTAAATTGCCCATCAATCGTTTCATTCTATCTTCAACCACTGGTTTTTCTTCAACTGCTTCTTGATATTGTTCTCTATCTGCTAAGTCTTTGAAAACATACGCACCAGGAGTTGATGGTGATGATACCAAATCAAAACACACTAGTTCAAAATCATCTTGAACTATGTTTTCACTTTTAACTTGTTTTAATGAACCAACGCCACGAGAAGAAATACCTAATGTTGCACCATTCATTAATAGCATAGCAGCTTGATCACCTCTTGTACTAACTATACCCATTTTTTTCCAACCTGGTGAAGTGTAAAGTTTTATTTTACCCATTAACATTTTACCTTCCCACCAAGTTTCTAAAATAGAATGTGATACTCTATCTAAATCAATTAGCGAAGATGAAGGGTGATTCAGCTCATTTAAAGCTGCACCTTTTTTTATAACGGCTTGGTATTTTTCATTCTCTCTTTTGAGAATGGCTTCGGGATAGATTCTCCCGTTTTTATTTGGAGTGTTGTATTTCTGTAAAACAGCATAAAGGATAAGGTCTTTTGAAAAGTCCATATCCTTCATTTCCTGTATTATTTGCTTATTTTCATCGGGGGAAACATGACCTGCGTCATATTCAACTAATATACCCCTACCGGTTTCTTTTGGTCCTAATACCTTCATTTATAGAATTTATCTCTATAAATACTTCAATAATGGACTATTTTTTTGTTTTGTAAAAATTAAATAACATTTTATCAGATAAACCATCTTCAATAATGGTTTCCATAATATTTTTCATCAAATTTTTAATTTCCTTCGTTTTGATATCGAATTTATCATTAACATAAAGCGTTATCTCCAAATTCATAAATGACCTCTTTTCTAATTTGATACCTTTTGTTCTAATATCTAAATCAACAATATTTTCTTGTTTGAAATGTGGATTTTTTAAATTATGAATCGATGATTTAATTTTACGTTTTGATTTGGAAATTATTGCATCGAAATCTTCAGTTTCATTTTCTGGTTGTAACCAAGAATTTAGTTTAAGATAAATGGTTTTAAGATTTTTGAAATCTACGGTACCATAACCGATTTTTACATCGTTGTAAGTACCGATGGGTATAAATCTACCTGTTTTCATTAATTTTTTTCATTATAATCACTTTTATGGTGTATAATTAAAATATAAAGAATTTAATTTGGAAAACCAAAAAAAAAGTTGTAAATTTGCCGCATATTTATTATTATGATTATTGTAGATTTAAAAAATGAAAAAAGTATAGAAACTGCGTTGAGAACTTATAAAAGTAAAGTTCAAAAAACTAAACAAGTTCAAATCCTAAGGGACAGGGAACAATATGTTAAGCCCTCTGTAAAAAGAAGGACTGAGAAATTAAAAGCAATCTATATTAACTCAAAAAGAAATGGTCTCGATTAATCAAGACCATTTTTTAATTGTACTAATTTGTAATAACTAAACTTCGTTGGGATCATTTTTGAAACTTCATCTTTCACATTATTCAATTTCTCTTTCATTTCCGAATCATCAGATTCATTCAAAAGATTATTAACTTTATTTAAAATAGTTTCTTGTAATTCTACTGTTTTAGTTTTTAAATCTTCTGTTGAAATTGACATAATATTTTTAAACTCTTCCTTTTGAGATTCATTCATAGAATCATTATAAAGAACATTAAAATTATTAGATAAAACAGCCAATAATAAGTTTTCGTTTTTAGAATAAATTTTAGGGGTAGACTCATTAATTTCTTTTTTCGTAGTTAAAAAATTAACTAATTCTTTTTTAGCTATCACTTTTTTATCAATGTTCAGTAGAGTATCATTTTCCGATAATAAATCTAACATATCGTAAATTTCATTTTTTTCTGCTTCAACACTACCGATAGATTCATTAATATTTTTAACAGTTTTTTCGATTTCTTTTGACTTTTCTTTCAATGCAGAAGTTAACTCATCAACATAATATTTTGCAGTTTCCTTATCTTCAAAATATTTTGTTTCAAATTCTTCATATAACAAATACGTTTCTTTGAAATTTTTATTTTCACCAATTAGGTTCAATATGTCTTTAATTTCTTTTTTATTTTCTTTTGAATAAGATTCTGTTAATTTATTCAATAATTTACTTTTTAATACTCCAAATTTCATTTTTAATCGTTTAATAGATTGTTTAATTTATGTTCTATTTCATAAATATTCTGTTGAGCCTTTTCCATATCAAATAAATCTTTGAAATTTTCTTTTTCGTCACCCAACATTCCTAATATTTTAGATTTTTTAGTTTTCAAACCTTCGCTTAATGGTGCTGCTTCTTCACCACCTGCAGGTGGTTCAGCTCCGCCCGATGGAGGTTCTGCTCCACCTGGTGCTCCTCCTTCTGCTGGTGCAGCTGTACTTGCTTTAGCTTCCAATTTTTCTCTTTCTTCTTCAGGGATACCATATTTAGCATCAACATCATCAAATATACCTGAACGTCTAATGATTGTATTCGTAGCTGTTAATTCAGCACCTATAGCTCTTTCAAGACGTTGTTGTTGTAAATCAAGTATAACCTCACTATCACTGAAACCAAGGATATTTTTCTTAGCCCAAGTATGTGAAACTGGTAAAATACCAAGTTGAGACTGATCAGAAGTTGCGTCTTTATAAAGAGTTATTTTTTCTTTCCATTGTTCAATTCTTAATAAATCAGATTGTGCTGATGGGTTAGTTAAAGATAAGGTGAAATTATTCAATTCATCTTCTAATCCTAATAAGAATAAATGCATTAATGCAACTTTATTAAGTTCTTGAATTAATGATTTTTGTATTTTATTAATTGTTCTTGCAAAACGTATATCCATTAACGCAAGATTCTTACCATCACCAACCACTTCCTCAAAACCTAAAAATGCTTTTGGAATTCTAAGTGTTGCCAATAACTTTTTTTGGATGTATTCAATATCCGCAATTTCACCTAAATTCTGTGCTCCAGGTAATGTGTCAATTGGACTTGGTGCTGCTGGGTCACGAACAGGAATGAAATAATCTTGGTCTACAGACATTTGATTATATCTCATATCAACATTACCATTTGTTGGATCTGATACAGCTTGTCTTTTAAATTTATTGGCCACACGTTGTACATATGGTTCAATATCTTTATCATCCATATTACCCACAAATATTTTAAAAATACGTCTTTCAGGAGCTCTTGATGTTCTATAGATTAACATAGCATCCTCAGCAAGTAATAATTGTTTCCATATTCTTCTTACCTTGTCAAGCATTGATGTACCATAAGGTAATTTTCTATCGTCACCTAATAATCTGAAGTGAGCAACTTCCCAAGATTGGAATTCTAAATCTTTATTTTTCCAAGTAAATCTTAGTTCTCTTGTAGGTACCTTTATATCTCTTTGATTTGGAGTTTTAGATGCTGCGCCTTCAATTCTTTCTATTTCAATATTCGGTAGTTGTTGACAACCAATGATACCTTTTTCAGGGTCAATTTTTAAATAAACAAAATCATCACCATACTTACACATACCTCT